AAAAATACTACAACAAAACATTTGGAAAATAATTTCCAATTTTAGCCTTATGGTGGAAAAAATAGGCGCAAAGCAAGAAAAATGGGCGCAATAGTGGAATAAAATGGAAACAACAAACAAAATGGAAACAATAGATATTATATTTTATAGCTTAATGACAATAGGGATAGTAATATCTATAGTAGGATTTACAGATTGCCTTATTAAAATTATAAAATTATATAAAGAATTGTAGCTCAAAAGTGAGCCGTATTTATATGAATAATGAGCTTTAAAAGGGATAAATAATGCAATTTAGTGACTTTAATAACCAGTTAAGTGTCACAATTTTTAAAATAGTAGTGACAATGCAGAAGCACATCAAAGTTTATTTCAATCACTACGGCTTAGACGAACAATCGTTTATTGCCTGCGAAGTATGCAAAGCAAAAGCGGTCGACATCCATCACATTGTTTTTAGGTCTAAGTTTGGCAAGAAGACCAAAGACCAACAAGATGCAATTGAAAACTTAATTGCACTTTGCAGGGAATGCCACAACAAAGCACACGACAACAAACTAACTAAAGAATGGCTATTGGAATTGCACACATCAAACCTCTAAGCGTTAACAAAGCATGGCAAGGGAAACGATTTAAGTCTCCAGAGTACAAAGTCTATGAAACGCAAATGCTTTTGACACTAAAGCCAATGCAACTGCCAGAGCCGCCATATCAAATTGACTTTGAGTTTGGATTTAGCAACAAAGCATCGGACATAGACAATCCCATGAAACCATTTTTGGATATATTGCAAAAAAAGTATAATTTTGATGACGCAAACGTCTATAAAATAGTGATAGTGAAGACAATAGTTGCCAAAGGTAGCGAGTTTATAAAGTTCGAAATTAAATCACTAAGGTAAACGGCTGAATTTAAGTAAATTATATCATTCAAATTTCACATTAATTGTCATGAACATAAAAATAAGCGACAAAGAGTTTTTAGCAATACTGAGAGAGAACGCAGGACTATTTTCGAGGACTGCAAAAGCTATTGAAAAGCAATTCAAAATAGATTACACAAGGCAAGCGGTCAGAGAGAGAGCATTAAAATTCCCAGAGGAACTAATTGATATCCGAGAACAAAACATTGATGTGGCCGAAGATGGATTGTTTAGTCTTATGAAGTCAGACAATGACAACGTAAAGATGCGAGCAATCGAATTATACTTGAAAACCATTGGTAAAGCCAGAGGATATGTCGAAAAGGTCGAGCAACAAATTACTGGTGGCATGGACAACACATTGGAAATAAAGATTGTCAAAACCGAGTTCCCGATAAGGTCAACAGAAAACGATGTTTGAGACAACTGAGTTATTTGAAGCTAATATAACGGCCGAGACTAAAATCATAATAAATCAAGGCGGGACATGGTCTGGCAAAACTTATTCTATTTTGCAGGCACTTGCATATTTTGCATTGACAGACCCAAACTCACTTATCACAATCGTTGGGCAAGACATTCCGAATTTAAAAGCGGGAGCGCTCAGAGACTTTCAAAACATTATTTCAGACAATCCAATTGTTGACGCTCAGATTAGCGACTATAATAAATCCGACAGAATTTACAAGTTTGTTAATGGCTCAATGATTGAGTTCAAATCCTATGATAATTCGCAGGATGCTAAGTCTGGAAAGCGAGACTATTTGTTTTTAAACGAGGCCAATGGTATTGACAGACAGATTGCAAAGCAACTATTGCTTAGAACAAAGAAAAAAGCATTCATTGACTTTAATCCAGACGCTGAATTCTGGGTTCACGAAGACTATTTGAATAATCCGACCGCAAAGTTTATTTATTCAGACCATAGAAACAATCCTTTTGTCCCGAATGAGAATAGAGCCGAAATAGAGGCGCTTAAAGACATTGACATTGAATTGTGGAAAGTCTATGCAAGGGGAATCACTGGACGCATTGAGGGTCTTATTTATCGCAATTGGACGATAGGAAATAGTTTCCCAGAGGTTGATTATGTTTATGGGTTGGACTTTGGATATAACCATCCCACAACACTGGTCAAATGTGGATGGGACGAAAACAAATTCTATCTGGAAGAGGTCATTTATGAAAGCGGACTGACAACGGCTGACTTAATCGAAAAAATGCAGAAACTAAACATTGGTCAAAAAGAAATATTTGCAGATGCTGCGAGACCAGATACAATCGAGGAACTTTATAGGGCGGGATTTAACGTCTTTAGCGCAGATAAGTCGGTCAAAGATGGCATTAATACACTAAAGGCAAAGCCAATCATTCTGGTTGACTCTCCAAATGGAGTCAAAGAGTTCAAAACATATAAATGGAAAACAGATAAGAATGGCAAAGCAATTGACGAACCAGTCAAGTTCAATGATGACTTTTGCGATGCTGCCAGATACGGCATATTTAATGGCACAAAATCCCACACAAAAAAAATATCATGGTTTTAGTTAACATCGACAAAGAATATCAGTTCCCAACTCAGTTGGACGAAATCACATTGAGGCATTTTATTGACTTGCAAAACTTGTTGCATGAGGAAAAATACAACGAAGCGGTTATGCTTATGTCTGGAATCAGTGAGGACATTTACGACAAAATAAGTTTAAACGGCAAATTGGAGTTAACTGGATTGGCTCAGATGTTAGTCAATGGCGAAATACTTATGGTTGGCGAGCGATTAGATTTATACGAAATCATGAGTTGCCCGATTGGACAATTTGAAGACTGGAAAGCAACGATTGCAGAATTTAAAGATTGCGAGTGGAAAGCATTGCCGTTTTTATGCTTGTTAGAGACTGGCGAATATAACTACGACACCAGAACAAATAAAAGATATTTGGAATATTTAAACTTGCCCGCATCTGTTGCACTTTTTTACCAAAACAAAGTGAATGAGCAATTTGCAGATGTTCACAATAAATTCTTACCTTTGTTTGAGAGCGAGTTAGAGGACATTCAATTGGATGCGGGAGTTCAAAGTCTTAATCAGTTTGGCGGTTATGGCACATTGGTGCAATTGGCAGACGGCGTTTATAAAGACATTGAAGCAGTAAGCAAAACAAGCGTTGCTGAGGCATACACTTTTTTAACTTACAAGAAGATTGAAAGAACATATTTGCAGAACTTAGAAAAATTGAGACGTGAACAAATTAATAGAAATATTCAAGACTAAAGCCGAGCAGACTTACACGTTCGGCAATGGGACGTTTAATGAATTGAACGCCCAGTCGAATATCAAATATCCGCTTATCTGGATGTTATTCCCTTTGAGCGTAACTAATAACTCGACAAATAACATTATTGTGTCGCAGACTTATTCGTTTAACTTACAATTTATAACATCGGGGTCGCTTACAGATAAGCAATCAAAAATGAATAGCCATTTCGACCAATTGAATAAAATCATGGTTGGATATATTCAGTCAATGCAAATAGAGAACGAAGATTTGGAGAGGGATGCAATGACATTTGGGCAAGCAACAATGATTAATAAAAAGCAGGACAATGTTCACTATGGGTGGTCGGTTGCCGTATCGGTAACATTGCCAATTGATTCAAGTTTGTGTTGTGATTTATTTGCATGATAGATTTAACGAACACACTGGCTGAATTTAACAAGCTGAATGAGGCGCTTGTAACTGCATTGAACAAAGCGGGGGCATTGTCTGACTCGCATGAAGTTGTTTTGAAAGTAGAAAATACAAGAAGTCAAGTGTCAATCATGGCGAATGATTATTGGTTTTGGCAAAATGATGGCAGGGGAATCACAAAAAATGGAAACTCTCCGCCATTAGTTAGACCAAAAATTGATGAATGGGTCAATAAGTTGCCAGATTGGTATGCCAAAAAAAAGGATGGCACACAAGGCAAGAAATTAACAAAGGCAGAGCAAGCGTTTTTAGTTACAAGAAAAATCCACAAGGAGGGATATAAGGGGAATTTTTACGTTGACAAAACAATCCCAAATTTTGAGGCCGCAATAAATAAGGCGGTATTTCAGGACATACAAAACTATTTTAACAATGAGTTTAACAATTGAAGTTGAGCCGTCAACAAATACGGCCGTTTATAATCCAGTACGTTTCGAATTTAGTTCGGACGTTACGTCTGACTATACAATAGGAATAGAATTGGAAGTCGATGGAAGCGTTGGAAATAACAATGGTTATTTGGAGTTAGGTTTTGTGGATTCGCCATCACTTTTGGTTGGGGATTTTGTTAAAATTTCACAAAATGGCGGGATTGATGCTTATAGTGGCGTTTGGCTTGTAACGTCTGTTGTTGCAAATACTATTACAATCAATGCTCCTTTTGTTGGAACTGGGACAAGTCAAATTTGGCTTTATAAGTATCTAAGAAATTACAACGCAGTGATTCGAGTATTCGGATTTAACTATTGCGACAATGGTTTCGAGGAACTTGCAAAACTAACTTTAAAGCCAACGTTTGTTTTGGGTTATTGCTATTTCATTGTTGACATTGCAGACATCTTAAAGGATTACAATTCTGAGTGTAACGTTGTAACAGATGTAATATCTGGCGACTTGTTTCCTTTAATCAGTCCGCCAATTATCCAGAACAATTTAAAATCATACATTAGATATTACATTTCTTATGCTGAGGGATTTGACAATCCAGTTGGAAACGACACCGAGTATGAAGAGACAGAACCAATTGACTTATAAGATATGCCAACTAATTACTATACATCCAACGCAGCGTTGCAATATAATGTAACAAATGACATGACAGACTATCTGTTAAATGATTCTGGC